TGCTACAAATGCTACGGTACTATCTAATCTCAGAGAACCTGAAGCTGGACTACTATCAGCATCTGCATGATAAACATTCCAGTCATCACCTCCGGGCAACTCCCTTATTATTACCATCTCTGGCGCACCACCCAATCCATGCCCAATTGTTGTATTTGATCCAGTACCAGTATAACTTACTATACTAAAATGATCTGCACCAGCAACACTGGTAGTACTATTGGTGTCTCCATTTTCATTAGTACTTGTAGTATTGCCACCTAACCATTGCCAAGATACAAACTTTTCTGTATTTGTATTAACCTGATCTAAGTTACCAACAGTAAAACCGTCAGAGCCAAAGGCAGTAAGTCCTTCTGATTCTGTAGTCTGAGCAGCAGTAGTATCAGATTCAATCTGTTTAGTAGTTCCTCTTACAGCATCATATAATGCATGAGAATCAGCAGCATCTCTGTTTTTAATCCAAACAAAATCTGGCTGAAAACCTGTACCAGTATTGGCCTTTCCTCCAGAACCAATTGCAGTTCCGTTACCTGTATAAAGAACTGGATTAAAGTAATCTATACCTTGATAAGTTGGTGCAGTAAACTCTGAAGAAGTTATTTCCCCAAAACCAGAAGGAACTGATGCAAGATTCCAAGTAGAACTAGGAAACTTTAAAGAAACAGTACCTGTATTTGTATCCAGTGCAGGAGTTATATTTGATGGAACAGAGGTAACTGTTGCATTTGTACCACCAGCAGGATCACCAGAACTAGCCCATGTAACTGTGGTAGCACCAGAGGCAATCCTACCAAACCAGAATTTAGAATTATCTGCATCATATGCCATTGCAATTCTATCATTTGTAGACCAAGAAAATAAAGCTGATCCTTCTGTATTGTCGTTTACAACCTTTCCATCATTTTGCATTCCCCAACTTAATGCTGTTCCTCCACAAGCAGCATCTAAGAAACTGCTTGATTCTGCAAAACCAACTCTAGCCGATGCCACACTGTCCCAGTTTGCTTCCCAATACCATTTCCCAGTTGTTGGAATACCCAAGGTTACTCTCATACAGGCTCTTCCTGCACCGGGTCCAGCAGAGGTGAGATTACCTGATGACAGCGTAGGTAGTGTATCATCTGAGTGATCAATATAATTTATAGTTGGATACATTTTACTTGGTGTATTTGTTGACTGATTACCAGAAGCTATACTTGATAAAGAGAAGTCATTATTATTAGAACTTTCGTCGTTTCCTAAATCAGAAGAATCATCAAAGGAAAGCATAAAACTAGTTCCACCAGCAGTAGAAGCTAGTGAAGTAATATCTGAATCTGATTTAGGTGAAAATTCAGAACCATTAGTTCCAAAGGTAAAAGCATCCAGAAAATCTGTTACGGCAACATCTCCATTTTGAATTGAATCCCCATCCAAGAAACATATCTGTGCCATATATGCATTAGCATAAACAGAAGATGTTCTTGAGCGTCTTCCAATTTCATTTGCCTGATCATTATTCCAGTATGTCTCTCCAGCAGAAGAAGGATAAGCAGCACTACCAGTGCTTAGAGCCATTGCAACACCATTAATATAAATACTGATACGATCAGTTTCAGAACCTTCATTAGAATCATAAGATATAAGTGCATGATACCATGCAGTATCTCTCAATAAGGCTGTTGTATTTACATTCATTGAAGCATTGTCATCCTGCACCATTAAAAAGGTACTCGTAGTTGTATCCATTGCTACTCTAAATTCAGAAGTTCCGCTATTAGCAGAAAAGAAAACCATTTCTGTACCAACTGAATTTAATTCAAACCAAAATGATAGAGTCCAACGTGTTCTATTTCCTGCAGACCCCGGAGTTCTTGTTAAGTAATCAGCAGAACCATCAAGCCATATTGATTTGGGTATAAGACCACTATTAAAAGTAGTTGTTGTGGATTGTCCACCTGCTCCTAAAAGAAGATTGTTACTAAATACACTCATTATGAATATGCCTTTGTTAGTAAAGCTTGGACATCTGTAGATGTATGAACTATATAATCTAATCTATCAATTGCATTTCCATCTGTTGACAAGGTAGGTGCTTCACCTCCTGCAAAATCCCAACTACTTCCATAAGCAAGAGTTTGAGAACCTGTTCCATCCTGTACAATAAATATACTTCCTACTTGTCCTGCAACACAATTCGTTGGATTATCTAATGTTCTGTTTCCTGCCAGTGTAACTGTAAAGTTTTGTCCTGCATTAAAATCTACAGAAATATTTGTTCCATCTGTTAATGCATTAATATCTGCAACTGCTGCAGTTTCTATTCTTAAGTTTTTTCCCAAAAGAGCATTGATTCCTATAGCAACAGCACTAACATAAAAATCTGTTCCTGATACAATTCCTGTTAGGGTTCCTCCTGCCAAAGGAAGGTGATTACCTATGCTTGTAGCCAAAGCTGCAGAAGTAGTAGCTATAAGAGTGTTTGTAGTTCCTATACTTGTAGCTAAAGCTGTAGAGGTAGCAGCAACACGAGTATTTGTAGTTCCTATGCTTGTTGCTAAAGCAGAAGAAGTTGCCGCAATAAGTGTGTTTGAGTTACCTATACTTGTAGCTAGTGCAGCAGAAGTAGCTGCAAGCACAGTATTAATAGATGTTATCGCATTAATATTAGTTGTGATATTTGTATTAGAATTACCTATGCTTGTGGCTAAAGCTGCAGAAACAGTAGCTAGTTCTGCATCAGTAGCAAAGCCACTACCATCACCTATAACAGAATTAATAGATGTTATTGCATTAGTATTCGTTGTAATATTTGTATTAGAATTCCCTATACTCGTTGCTAGGGCTGCAGAAGTAGTAGCAATAAGGGTATTTGTCGTTCCTATACTGGTTGCCAAAGCAGCAGAAGTTGTTGCAATAAGAGTATTTGTAGTCCCTATACTTGTTGCCAAAGCTGCAGATGTTGCTGCAAGAACTGTATTAACAGATGTAATTGCTGCCTTATTTACTGATGTTAAAACACTAACTGCAGCTACATCACTAGTACTTGGAATAGCACTTCCACCAATATAAATCTGTGTTGTAGCATAGACATTGGCTGCTGAAACAGCCCCAGAAAATTCTGCTGCTACACCAGAAACCTTTGTTGTAAAACTCCCTGTCCCTGCGACAAAATTAGTTGCGCTTAAACTTGTTGTAAATCCACCAACTACACCAGCTAAATTTGTTGAAACAGAGACTGTTCCAAAACTTTGATTAGTCTGTAACTGAATAACTCCTTCTTTAGTTATTCCTGCAGAAGGATCAGTTGCTACACCTGTTCCTGTCCCATAGGTAGTTGCTGCACCTACAGAAGTTAATGTACCAGTAATAGAAACAAATTCATTTATTGCAGAAACAGAAGCTGTTAATGCGACACCACCAATTTCAAAAGTTCCGTTTACATTCACAACAGCATTACTCAATTGAAGGGCAGAGTTTGTACCATCACCACTTTCAATTGTTCTTACTGTTGAATCAATACCATCATTAGTAGATACAGCTACTTTTAAAAGTTGCTTATATGTATTAGCTATTTGTTTTCCTGTTAAGTCAGTCATACTTGATTCCAATCCGTAGCTTCATTTTCCCATAAAGTTGTAGCAGCATCCCAAGTTATATTTCTTCCACCAGTATCTGGTCCTCTAGGATTTCTTATTGCTATATTATCTTTTACATTAGGAGATTTATTTAAAGGACTATTTTTTAAATCATAAGCACCTTCCCAATCTTCTGGACATACCAGCATCCCATAACTATTCATTCTCATAACTCTATGAGGATACTGAAATCCACAAATGTCACATATAGCTAATGCTCTTTTATTTGTAGCCATTAATACACATTAATCTTTGGTAATAAATACATGCTTGCTCTCTCTTTGTCTTCAACCATAGCTCTTGAAAGAAGCTCTTCATAATTTCCTTTTAACATTGCTATTCTTGTATCTGCAACCAGAGGACGTTTCATAGACATATAATAAGCTAAACCACAAGTTAAAGGAGGAAGAAATCTTTTTGGAAGATCAGCATTCTGACCTTCAGATTTATTTACATCTTGAAGTTCACTTATCTTTTCTATCTTTAAAACATCTGTAGAATTTTCTGGTATAGGCCAGATAAAGACTGTAGGTTTACTTTGATTACGTTTAATAGTATATTGACTAGCTCTGCCAGTTTGTCCCTTTTGAGGAATATGAAGATACTCTTCAAAAGAAATTCTTGTGGCAGCGATATCTACATTATCTCTATTTACAATAAGCTGAAGAGCATCTATTGCAGACTCATCCAGATCATAAGATGTAACACTAGCAGATACAGTAACTAGAGTAGTTTGTGTAGACCACAAAAGAATGCCTCTATTCTGCCAGTCTTTCAACATAAGATTAATTGATCTTCTGGCAGAAGCTGGCTCATGACCAAGAGTTTGTTCACCCCCAATCATTTCCATTGCTTCCTGTATAACTTCGTCTATATCCAGATCAAAATTATATGTTCCTGATAAAGCCATTAAATCTGTCCACCTTTTTTATAACCGTTCATTACTTTATTTCTTCCCACAAGACCACCTCCTGCAGCTTTTCTAAAACTAAGACTAGCAATTTTAGGCATAAATCCCTTTCCTTTGGTCAGTCCTTTTTCTGATTCTAAAAGAAGACCATACTCTTCTAATTCTCTAGGAGTAAGTTTAGATACATCAATAGGATTTGGTCGTACCTTACCCTTTTTAGATTGGGAAAGAAAACGATATTTTGTGGGATAGCCCATTAATGCTTTCCTGTTGCTCCCCATCCTCTTTTTGCAGCACCAACACCCATAGGACCACCCTTTTTAAATCCATAGGTTCCTCTTGGTTTTCTTGTAGCTTTAGCAACGTCTCTTCTACCTTTCATAGACATTTTCTTACCAGCTTCTTTACCTCTGGTCATGCCTAGCTGCTCATCTTTTCTTGCATCATAACCCTGTTGCATTTTACCGCCTCCGGCATATCTCCTGCGTTTAGCCTCAGACATAGTACCTGATCTTGATTCTTCTGCAGGAGACAGTCCTACACGACTCATTTTCTTTGGCATAATTTTCCCTCCCTTTTTAAAGTCTAGATGGTCTGGAATCCATCTTTCTTGAGTAAGACGAAATTTAGCTGCATTTAATACAGAAGGACTAGCCTCTTTTCCTTCCATCAGTTTAGCAGTCCTATCTAAAAACCTCATAGCTTTTTGTTCAGCTTCTTTTTTACCCACATCTTGCTTTTCCATAATATCATTAACAAGATAAGAGGGTGGTGTAGTAAACTTCTTAGTTGCCTTTCTTTTTCTTGGCTTTAGACGTTTAGCAACTCCTTTAGCTACTCGACTCAATATTGGCATAACTATGTTCTCCTTTTCATTGTAGCACCCCAACCACGCATAGCCTGTCCTACACCTCTTGGTTTAGAAGCTGATTTTCTTTTGGTCTTTTTAGATTTAATTGAACCGCCTTTTTTCTTTAAGGTCAACTTTCCGCTTTCTACTAATTCCATTAACTCTTTGACTTGAGGCTCAGTTACGCCTTCTTTGAAGCGATCACCCATCATATCATGAATATAACTTGCAGGAGGAGCATATTCTCCTGTTCCTTTTATTCCTTCAGGATATTTGCTACTTTTTGCCACAGACTTTGCCTGACCTGTCATTTTGAGCCTTCTTTTTTGAGCTTGAGACAGTCCTGTGGGAAGCTTTACTTTTGAAAGAGGTGGACCTTCTTCAACAGGATTATACATACGCTCACCAAATTCATCAAAATATTTGAGCTTTTCTGCTCCTGTAGCTTTATCGCCTACATATTCTTTTCTAAGACCCGGACTTGATCCCCTCGGAGGTACATAATTAGGATCAGTTTCTCTCATCTGTCTTTGTTGTTCTTTTAAGAAGTCTCGCCACCGTTTAGGAACTCCTTCAGTTCTAGTTCTTGTAGGCTTGGGTTTGACTGCAGCTTTCTTTCTATCAGCAAGAATCTTTGTAGCTTCTTTTCTATCTACACCTAGCTCGTCCATAA